TGCGTATGAAAACCCTCACCGCCCATTGATTCGGCACGAGCCGCGGCAGCTTCTTCTGTATCAAATACATCGGTCGCATCCATTTCTGCTGAGGCATTTGGCATCGTATCGGGTTCATCGATAAGATCGGGCAGGTTTTGGGTTGGGATAAGGTTTGCTGGAATGTAGTAATCGTTCATGAAGGCGCTATCTTCATCAACTCCGTAACTCATTGCAGCACGTTTTTCGTTAGGGGTAAGCCACCAAGCTGCGCTCATTTGGTTTACCACTTTATCCATTTCTTCTTGAAGTTCAGGTACAACTGAAAAATCAAAATCAATGTATAGGTTTTGCCCGTAAGTTGGGGTGAGCCAACGGTTCAATTCTTCGCGAATCTTAATCAGTTCAGGAATTACAGCGTTTTGATAAAGGGCTTTTTTCGCCTCTTTCATATTGTTGTATGTGCTGCTTTCGGTATTGTTAAGCAGCTGAACGGGTACGCTGTAAATGTTACACAGGTCTTTGATTGTGGCGTTGTATTGCTCAATCAAGCTGAGGTCTGAAGTCGAAAGCCCGAAGTTGATCCAAGATAATTTCTTTGGCGTAATAATTACATCACCGCGTGAATCAGTGCTTTGGTATTGCTCTTTGAATTTCTCTTTGAGCATTCGTGCTTGTTCTTCGTTTAAATCGCCTTCATCGCTCATTAGCACCCCACGAGCCATTTGATTCTGAAGGTATTTCACTCCAGTTGAAACCGCTTCGTTATTCGATTGTAGCACTCGAAGCCCAGCGTGAAGCGGACTCATTCCGTAAAGGTGCGAGCCTGTGCCATCATAGTAAGGGTTGAAGTCTTTGATATGGCAGATTTCATTGGCTGGTATTTTGTACGTTCCGTTATAACTAAGGGTGTACGACTTAACGGGTTCCATAATACCGCCTGAGTGAATCTCCATATTCTGAGATGGCAAAACGTATAACTCTTTGTATTTGCCCTTATTAATTCCAGTTTCAGGCGCAATGCCAAAAATGTAACGGTTGCCCGTTAGCTTACCAAAGGCAATGATTTCTTGAATCCAAGAACTGTAAGATTGTGAAGGGTTTGGTCTTTTAAGCAGTTCGTGAAGTTCGGTGTGATCTAACTCAACCAGGGCGTTCTTTTGCAGCTGCTGCGCTTTATGCATTACTGAGGCATCGAATCCGCTTGAGGTCAGCGCTTTGTATCGTGCAAGGTCGTTTTCGCTTTGAATTTCGTAAACAGTAAATGGAATGGTTGAAGCCGCCTTGGTGATAAGATTTACAATTGCGTAAACCGTTGAGTTGTATCGATAGCCTTTATTAATGAAGGTATCGTCATTCTCAGGATTCCAAACGAGTGAATTCCCAAGGTAATTGTAAACTGCCCTGTTATAGGCTTCATTGGTTGATTGTTGGTTCTTTGTGAGTAGCGACTTAAACCGATCGTATAGTGATGCCATTTACTAAATTTTTCAATAACAAAAGTAAAAATTAAATAACAAAGAACTCGGTGCGGTTCGAATACTGGGAATAAACACAGTACCTCAAACTATCGATCGCGTGATTCCACTTATCGACTGGCTTATTTATGATTGTGCCATCTTTAAGTTCAGTCCAATAATAGTTCCGATATTCTTTGATCAGGTTTTTGGATTCAAGGCTGACGTAAACATCGAACTCTTTGAGCAGTGATATTCCCGCATTGACTGATCCAGTTCCTTTTTGTGCGCTTTTTACCCAGCACCCAAGCTGCTTTAATTCATCGATGCTTTTAGGTTCAGCGCTATCGGCAAAGATAAGGGTATTGTTGAGGTTGTTTTGCTTAATAAAATCAGCGATATCCTTATTGCCCATTTGGGTTTTGTACAGCAACTCGTGAACGTACAGCTTATCTCCGAACTTCTGAGCGATCACCATTGCCGATGGATCAAGGGTATAGCCGAAATCCAGCCCTATGCTTGGGTTGTCGAATTCAGGAAAGTCAGCGTAAGGTATGAAAGTCCAGTTGTTGAATATTTGGCGCTTTGAAAAGACCGCCTGATGCCCCTCACCATAAACGCGCCAGTAATCAGGATCACGCTCACGCATCCGCTCAATCTCTTTAACTATTTCCGCCTGAAGAAATTTATTGTCTTTGTATGTGGTGATCCAAGTATCGCAGTCCTCTCGTGGTATGATATCCTCATAAATCCAGTGTACGGGGTCTGAGGGGTTGAAGTCCATGATAACGTAATCGGTTGTCCGCATATTGATTTGGCGGAAATCCTCAATCGTTAGTTCGTTTGCCTCGTTTAAAAACGCAATGTTTCGCTTTCGCCCTCTAATCTTTTGCGGTTCATCAACGCTCAAGAACTCGATTAAATGCCCATTGTAGCTGAATTCATTACTGGCTTTGTTGTGCGTTCCGAGCCAATAGATACCCGTTACCTCCAGCAGATTAATCAAATCACGCATCACCGAGCCTTTGAGGGCGGGCAGCGTTTTACGAATGATTGAGATCGTCAGTTTTTCTTGTGAGTTGGTCAGCAGATAGGTAATGTACTGGCAGATCGCATACGTTTTCCCTGAGCGCGTTCCGCCTTGATGAACTCTGAAGCGTTTATTGGAATGAAGTAAATCGTAAAATTGGCGATTGCATTTTTGCTCTATTCTTCTTCTTTGGCTGGTTTCCATTCAATGATCGTGCTTTTGATATCGCCTTCGTGCTTTATTTCTTGACGTGATCCGTTCAGCCTATGGGCTTCTTCGTCAGTGGATATGATTTTCATTAGCGCCACCTGAAGTGTTGGGTGATCTGATTTGTACCACTTATTCCGCATATTGATTTTTGTTGATACGCGGTTTTTTTCAATAGCATCTTTTATGGCGTCTAATTTTTCTAATTCGTGGTTATAAAACGTTGCCCTTGAGCATGGCATAAAAGAAACCACGTCATCGATAAAAAACAGGTTGTACTTCTCGATTGCCTCGAGCGCTTTGTCAATCAATTCTTGTTTATCGTAAGCCATAGCGCAAAGTTATTCAAAAATTACGCCAATTCTTTGGTATATGCTTTTCCGTTGATTTTAACATCCAAGCTGGGATCAAGTTTTGTCATTCGGTCAATAATCACTTGGCAGTATTTTGGATCGAGTTCCATTCCGTAACATTTGCGGTTAAGTTGGTGTGCTGCCACCATTGTTGTGCCTGTGCCTAAGAATTGATCAAGAATTATATCATTTTGTTTTGTGAATTGTATCGCCCATTCCGGTAAATCAATTGGAAATGTTGCGGCGTGTACATTGGAAAACTCATTATTTCTGTTTGGTTTTCCTCTATATATATTTGAAACATTCCCTTTGAAGTTGGCTTCGGGAATTGATCTGGATGGGTTTTCTTTTGATGATATTAAAAACATATATTCCCAAACATTCGTCATAACATTCTCAGCCATTTGCGGTGCTCCATGCCCTTTATCCCATATTGCAACATCAATAAAATTATTCTTGTAATTGTATAGATATTCAATTAAAGCTATTTTATTACCAGCAAGTGATTGAATATTACAAATCAAATAATTAGAAAAAATCAAGGCATTATCAGTAAATCCAATCAATAAATCTAAATAATCCCCTTTTGATTGATTGTCGTTGTATTCATTGTATTTATTGTCTGTTGTGTGAGTGTTTCCACTTAAAGATTCACTTTTACCAGCATTGTAAGGAGGACTTGTGAATGATAAATTTGCCTTTTCACCATTCATAAGTTTAGCCACTTGATCCGAATCCGTTGAATCACCGCATAAAAGTCTGTGATGCCCTATTTCAATCAAATCGCCAAGCGCTACATCAACCTTTAAATCATCGGGTTCGCTGTAATCATCTTCAACCGCTTCCGCTTCGGGTTCTACTTCAAAGCTGGGTATTTCAAGACCCCATTCATCGAGCTGCTCTGCATCCCATCCGTTTGCCACCAGTTCCCAATCCCATTCTCCATAACCCAAATTGTCTTTGATTATGAATTCCTTTTTTTGTTCTTCACTCCAGCCAGTGATACGCTTTACTGGTATTTCAAACACTCCAGCTGCTCTGAGGGCTTTTAAGCGCATATTTCCGCCAAGCACTACATTATGTTCATCGATCACCAAAGGACGCGCCTCAAGCATCTCAGGAAACTCTTTGATTGACTTTACCAGCTTTTTGAATTTGGAATCGGTAATGAATCGAGGGTTTTCTTCGTTTGGCTTTATTGCCGCTATGTTCAGCTTTTCCATTGTTTAGTTGAATAATAAAATGAATTGTTTTACTAAATGCCAAAGTCCTAAGCTAATGTAAAGGGCTGCTAAGAACATTAAGGCGATCAAAAATAAATCTAAAAATTGCTTCATCAAACTGTTTTAAAATGAAAAAGGGCAATCATTTCTGACCACCCCTTTTCTGCGTTACTAACCAAACAAAACTCTATGAAAAAAGTTAATCTTAATACCTTATTTTTTCGCCTCGGTAATGATCTGCAACAAAAACCGAGTTATCCGCTACTTCAAATTCCCATTCATTATCATTGTAAAAAGCGTAACGGTTTGATACCACCTCAAACTGGGTATCGGTGATTTGGTTTTCGTTTCGAGCCATTTTAAGGGCGCGCATTTTATAGAATCCCATAGCTAATTTTCTTTTAACAAATATAAAGAATTTTTCAATACTATAAGAGAATTTTTAATTTTTCGCACAAATTTAAATAGTGATTGTACATCACCATCTCCGCCTCCTTTTTTGAAACGTATGGTTTGGGCGAAACCTTATCGACTGTTTTGTCTAAATACCGAAGGTAAACGCGCTCAAATGGCTCGTGGCGTATTATTAACTCCATATAAATGCCGCGCTCATTGCATTTCTTTTCCGCCAGTTTCATGGTCGGGGTGATTTGATAAATCCAAGTCATAGTACTTTTTTTAAATTTTTAGCGACAGCTGCAACCACATCAACCGTTACCGCGTTACCGCACATTTTATATCGTTGTGAATCAGAAATAAGACCTTTTTCTTTTCCGTACTTCGTCCAATTATCAGAGAATCCTTGTAACCTTTCGCATTCGATTGGGGTTAGTCGTCTGATTTTGTTTTCAACCACCGCCTGGTTGCAATGTGTATCTAAAGTCTGTGCCACTCCCTTACCCACTCTGCCTCTCCTTGTTTTGCTTGTAGGGACTGATAGGTTTATTGAATCGCCTATTGTTGCTTCTTCATATCCCACACTTGTAGCTGAGTTTACTTTTATTTTTTGTGCATTGAGTTTACGTTCAGTAATATAACTTCCGTTTCCGTCTGCTCCGTATCTTGTTGTGAGTGTACAGGTACTTCCTTGTTGTCTTTGTAACTCATCAATCTTTGTTGCACTTTCTCCGATAGGAAATACTTGTCCTCGACTTCCATCTCCAATATATCCGACAAGGTAGATTCTCTCTCTATTTTGGGGTAAAAACCACTTTGTATTAAGCAGTTGCCATTCGAGTCGATAACCCCCAATGTTGGCAAACGCTTGCAAGATTGCTGCAAAGTCTTGGCGATTGTTTGAGCTGAACGTTCCTTTAACGTTTTCCCAGATAAAAAAACGAGGTCTGCATTCTTCGATAAGCCTAATTGCTTCAGTGATAAGGCTTGACCTTTCTCCATCCATTCCTTTTCGTTTTCCAGCCAAGCTAAAGTCTTGGCAAGGTGATCCGAAAGTGATGGCATCGATTCTTGGGAGTTGTTTTCCATTGATAGTTGTAACTGATCCGACATAGGTTAAATTTTTAAAGTTATTTGAATAAACATCGATTGCGTACTTGTCGATTTCTGAAAAATAGGATTCGACTTCGAAGCCCGCTTTTTCTAAACCTAAATGGAATCCGCCAATTCCGCTAAATAAATCTAAAAGGGTGATTTTCATATTTAAAATTTAA